CGATACCTCCTTGGGTATGTATTTTATTGTTATCTATGTGCTTGTGTTTCATTGATTACTTACTTCCAAAGTTCCGATTCTGCATGAACAGACGTTCATCATCGGATTGCAGAATCTCGGTCAGGTTACCGAAGTTGAAGTCTTCCGGTTTGACCTTCCAGCCGAACTCGTAGTTGAATTCTATCGCCAAGGTGAGAGCAAGTCGCTCCTGTAGCGGCTTGATCACGAAGTGGTAGAACATAGCCATATCACTGCGGTTATCGCCACCAAGCTGTCCTGGAATAAGCTGTGACACGATCCTTGCCGGGACTCGGTGATAAGCGAGGATACCTTCCCTGAGGTCTTTCTTGAGGCTGAGGAAACCGCCCTCCCTGTCCTGCTGTCTGAGTGGTTCCAGGCGTATCTTCACGTCCCGGCTTTCACTCTCGATCAGGACTGTGGAGTGGCTTTTAGCGTTTCCTTTTACTTCGGTGAGTGCCTTCTCGATCTCGGTGTAGGCATCGGTCAGCACTTCATTGCCTTGCTCGTCAGTGACGGTTCCGTCTCTGAGAGTGCCGCCTTCCACGATTACGAAGTAGTCGATCATGAGACCGTTCTTGAAGTTGTTGTAGTCAAATATCTTGATCTCTCCGAGTATTTCGATGTTGATGGCAATGGGCAGGCAGGCAAGACCCCAGGCATTTGATCTGTGAGTGGACTTCTTGATATGTACTATGTCCGCATAAGCGAAGTCCTTCTTCTGGTTATTCTTCACCTGGATATAATCGGGGCGAAAGAAGCCGAACTTGTCATAGTTCTCAACTATCTGAACTTCACTTGGCAGCATCCGTTCCAGACCCATCCAATCACCCTGAGGGTTGCGCATCTTGATCAGGAAGCCGTTTCCGCTGGCGAGATAGAACTTGATCATCTCAGCCAGGATGGTGGTCTGGTCTTCACAGGCGGGAAACTCGGCAGCTTCCATCCAGGCAGTAACTTGCTTGTTCTTGCACTCGAACTGCATGACAGTTGCCATAGAGAGGGCATCAATACAGCCGGAGTGGTACTCGTCCAAGTCAAGAAGATTGAGCAATTTACTCATGGAGTATGGTGCCATCACTGTCTTTCTAGTCTCGGCTGCCTTGGAGATAAGCTGTTTGCCCACTCTCTGGCACTTTGTGAGGTCAATGGCTTCCGGCTTGTACTTGCTCTCGATCAGATCGGACACTGAGCTGATAGCCAGGTTATAGCCACCCAGACGCATTACCCTCATGCGCCAGCTCCGGTGCCACTCTTCAGCAGGTCGATCTTAGCGATCCGAACCAAACGAGAGCCGTCAATCCGGCTGGTATAATACTCCACACTTGGCAGGTCCCGGTTCATCAGTTTGATGTAGAAACTCCGGAACTTCTCTTTGAGTTGGTACAGGTCGGAATCAGGATCATCCACGTTATGGGCATTGACGATCAGAAAGACTGTCCAGGCGATGTCCGTGCTTACGAACTGACGGGAAGTACCGTTCCTGCCTGTCTCTGAGTCCAGAATCACGATAGCGCAGGGTAACTGCTTGGGTATGGCGTCCTTGTTGAACTGGATAGTGGGAATGTCACAGAACTTGAGGGCATCTTCTATCCGCTTGCGTTCTGCCATGAATCTCTGATATGCTGTCATAGACTTACCTCGATGGAGTTGAGTTGTTGATATATCCACTGCTCCCGGTTAGCGATAACCTGAGCGAAAACGTTTCTTGCAGCGATGCCTTCCCGTTTGATCTTGGCTTGGATCATGTGAGCGATCTGATCCACAGTGAGCAGCTTTCCACTCTTCTTGTCAGTCCACGAGAGACCTTTCCGCTCTACCCATGACTTCAGTGGTGCGATCGGAGTCCAGGAAGGCACTTTACCGCCCAAGACAAATGGCTCGTGGCGCACGTTGGAGCCGACTCGAAGTGTCATGCCTGAGTCATCGGTTTCCACTACGTAACCCGTGTTTCCGTAGAAATCGCCTTTATCGTAAATCTGCTGAGTGAGAATCTCTTTGCGGGAGTCGGCATCGATAACACTCCCGATCAGATGTAAACGACTCTCAAGAGCCGCATAGATCGCTCTGTATATCTCGACCATCAACTCTTCCGGACTCATGAAATCACTCTGCGGCATCAGATCACCCCGGCTCTCAGCACTTTAGGGAGTCTCGGTTTCAACTCTGTGAGTCGATCCATTCCACTTTGATTGAGATAGTTCCGCAAAAGAGTGAGTGCCCTCAGCTCAAGATTGGCTTTAAATGCGTCTATTTCGCTCCCTGTGAGCAGTTCGGTGGCAGACTGGTCTAATCCCACTGTCTTGACAATTCCTTCGCCAAGGGTCTTCAAATTGAGGAACTCGCAAGTACTTTGCAGCATCAGGAAACAGAACCCAAAACGAAAAGAGATCAGGAAGGGATCGTCATCAGGATAGTGATTGCGTGTAGCGTCCTGGTAATAGTTTTCCAAAACAAAGCTTCTGATCGTCTCCAGTACAAGCCCCTTATGCTCTTTGAAGATGACGTTATCAGCCATCTCCTTGGGCAGATTGAGCACTGCCAGCAGGTCAATAGTCTCGACCGGGATGGGGATCACTTGCCTTTCCTCATCAGTTCAGATAGCTCAATCGCTCTGCGACCAACCTGCTTTGCCCATTTGGAGACAAGCATGTTATTGGCAGCCCTTTCCCAGTCACCAGCCTTCACGAAAGCCAGAGTGTTCTTGAAGCCAAGCAAACCGGAAATACCGAGATTGAAGCACATGTTGAGCAGTACCGACTGGCGAACTTCATCTAGCTTATTGTAAACCTCAGGTATCTCATCGATCAACCATTGCTCGCAGTCTTGGATATCCCTTTCCAGCATGGCATAAGCCTCTTTCAGGGAAATTCCTCGGTCATCGAGATTGCGGCCAATGCCGATGGTCAGTTTGCCAGCAGTGCAGCGGTAAGGTTTCAGTCGCAGACCTTCGTGTCTGACTAATTGAGCCTTGATTCTATTCATCAACGCTTCGGTCATACTATCTCCTTGTTCCAGATGTGATCATTGATCCAGGGCCAGGAAAGCACTACCCTTTATGCTGACAAATCAGGATGGGCAAGGATGAGACAGATTTTGTGATTGACATATTAAGTATGTGAAATATAGTTGCAAAAAGCCAGTTTGAAGAGGATGAGAATGTCTGAAGATATCCATGAGACCCTATCTTGTATACAGGAACTACTGCTTAAGAAAGCATATAATAATGAGGAACAGGTACGATTATCACTTATTGCCAGATTATGCTTGTGCTTAGGTTGGAATGTATGGAATCCTAGGATCTTTTATCCTGAGTATTCGGTTAACAAAGATGGGAAAAAGTCGAGAATTGATATCGTTCTCTTCAGCAGTGAGATAGAAAACCCCATACCTAATGTTTATATTGAGATAAAAAGATTGGGGACTCTATCAAAACAGAACATTGACAAATGGATGAAGCAACTTGATGATTATAATGCGCCCAAAACGGCCTCGATTACGATACTTACTGATGGTCAGTTCTGGTTATTCTTCGACTATACTTATGGTAGGGGTGAATTATCGCAGAAGCATTTTTTAACGATTAACCTCCTAGATTCTTCTCAAAAGAAGATTATTCAGGGCTTTCGTACGTATCTTCTAAAAGAGATGTTTCCGGATAAAGCACTTTCTAAAGCAAAGATTGAACTACAGAAAATCAGGTTATGCAGTTCAGTTCAATTTGGAAAATCCCATTATAAGGAAATTGCAGAGAATTATCCGAAAAATAACCAGTATGAAATAACGCAGATATTCCTCGCAGATAAAAGTGAACCGATTTCTTTGAAAGATATTGAGTTCTACTGGGATCGTGACATTAGACCTGTCTATCCTGAAATGATGAAGGAGAGCAAGAGCAAGACTTCAAAGAAGAAACCAGAAAGTGTATGGGTCATTGATAAATGGCACAAGGCAAGTAACTGGATTGACATCAAGAAGATAGTATATGGAAACCTGATTGACAGAATAGCCTCCTTAAATATACCTCACCCTTATAACGTGACTAAAGACAAGAATCTTTTCAAGCATGCTCTTAAGCTCAAAGATAGCTATTATGCACAGGGGAATCTATCTTCAGGCGCAGTGTTATCTCATTGTGAATATATCCTTCGAACTCTAGGCTATGATCCTTCTAGCACTCTTAGAATAAAGTATGCGAAATAAATGCGACAATTCGACGTTTGCCTTGACTTCATCCGGCACAACCTGTGAGTGGAACAAAGAAACAACATGGAACGGAGAAAGAATGACCTCGAGAATTAGAAATTCGCAGATGGAAATTTTCGATGCAGCTGCAAAACCATTTCTTAAATGGGCTGGTGGTAAAAGTCAGTTGATACAAGAGATTGAACACATACTACCCACTAAGTATAAAATATCTAGGAAGATACCTGTATATATTGAGCCTTTCATAGGTGGGGGAGCGTTATATTTCTATCTTCAATCTGCTTATGAAATTGGGAAATCATACATTGCGGATATCAACCCAGATCTGATTCTCACTTATCTCGTAGTCCAAAAAGACGTAGATGTTTTGATCCAGAAACTATTACTAATGGAGACAGAATACCATAAGGCAGAAGCCAATGATAGATCATCGATGTATTATTCAGTGAGAGATCGCTTTAACAATAGAAAACATGAACTCAACCCACACGAATTTTCGTCTAAGTGGATTGAACATGCTGCAGATATGATTTTTTTGAACAAGACATGTTTCAATGGTTTGTTCAGGCAGAATAGTAATGGGCATTTTAACGTTCCACAAGGTAGTTATAAGAAGCCTCCGATTAGCCAAGCTGATATACTCAAAGCAGCAAATAGAGCTTTACAAGGTACAACAATACTGCTAGGTGAGTTCTCAGTGATTGGAGAGTATGTTACATCAGAAACGTTGATTTATTACGATCCCCCATATCGGCCATTAAGTCAGACTTCGAGTTTTAACTCATATTCCAAGGATGGTTTCACCGATGAAGATCAAATTCGGTTAGCTGATTTTTATGCAAGAATGAATAGCTGCGGTGCATACCAAGTGCTATCGAACTCAGACCCCAAAGTGACTGATCCTTGTGACAATTTCTTTGACGATTTGTATGCGAATTATACGATTAATAGAATAAACGCAAAAAGAATGATAAACTCCAATGCAAGTAAAAGAGGAAGCATAACGGAGCTTCTAATAACTAATTTCTAGTAGGTTAAATGATAATCAACCCCCAACTTCTCAGTAACACCCCCCTTTTGTCACAAAACCACTTCGGTATTTCGGGCAATACTATTTTCCCACTTATCATACACAACATAGACAATAGATTCCTTTTGTGTGCATATCAGGGTAAAAAGCCACAGAGTCCTCTGGATATTATTGTTAAGTACAGACAAGTTATCGACTACAATTCCAATCCGGATGACTGGTCATACATTAGGACTCCAAGCCATAACCATTGGCTTGTTGATGTACTAGTTAAAAGATTCGAAGATAAAACACAAACGAAGCTGTTTGTAGAAGCTTTATTGAATATCTGGGAGAATAGTATACAGCCATTCCAAGATGATTCGGATAGGCTAACCCAACTCAGTAATATCCCGAATCTATACCAACAAAGTATTGATGAAAGCAAGTTTGGTAGCATTCTCAATTACGGTTTCTACTCCATCAGATTTCTGTTTTTTTTGGCCACAATGTTAATGTATCAAGAAAAGACTAATTATCCTGATGGTGTTCTTTTCCAAGGTATGTTAAGGATACTACGCGAAGACAATAATGATCTTTTTTCCATTTTCCAATCTGTTAACTGGAGGGGATAGTGAAACAACTAGATATTTATCAGAAACTTGGACTACAAAACGCAGATGCTGTTTTTAGATACCTAATTCAGCATTTAGCTCCTACAGTAAATAACTGGTCTTACCTTGTTGACTGGAAGAAAGCAGACAATAACGTACGCACAATTGAAGTGAATTTGAATTTACTGAACTACCTTCTTGGGAAGGATAACATTGAGGATGAGTTTGCTCAGCTGATTATTGAGTACCCAAATGTTAGAACTGTATTACCGATTTTAGTCGCATGTCGTGATTCAAAGTTCACTATCATGACTGAGTTCGATGATAACGATGTCAGTTATGCAGAATTTGATTTCCGCTCAATGAGTGTGGAACAAGCAGTTGAGTTTGCAAGGGGCTCTGGGATACTAAATTTACTCAAGGGAAACAAGATCAAGAACCTCGTTGACTACGTTTTCGGTATAGAAGTTGGATTAGGATCTAATGGCAGAAAAAACAGATCTGGTACTGCTATGGAAAATATGATGGAGTTCCATATTAACCACCTATGTAAAAGCATAGATGCAGAGTATTTGGCATACGCATCCTCAGCAAAAGTCAGACGGGAGTGGGGAATAGATCTAGCTGTTGATAAAGCAGACAGAGAGATAGATTTTATAATAAAAAGAGATGATTTGCTGTACCTTATAGAAGTTAATTACTACAGTGGTGTCGGCTCCAAGTTAAAAGCCACTGCCGGTGAGTATAAGGGAGTATTTGATTTTTGGAAAAAACATAACTACCGCTTCCTCTGGATAACAGATGGATTTGGGTGGAACTCAACCCAAAAGCCACTAAGAGAGGCTTTTGATAAACTTGATTACATACTGAATATTAAAATGGTCTATGATGGGGTACTTAAGGATATTATAGAGAATAAACTATGATAGAGCCATTTTTCATTTCAGAGAATCATTCTCTATACTTAGGCGATTGTCTATCACTATTACAAGAAATTGACAGTGCTTCAGTTGATCTTATCTTCGCTGATCCACCGTATTTCTTATCTGATGGCACTATTACATGCCAAAATGGGAAAATGGTAAGCGTGAAAAAAGGAGACTGGGACGAGATTGGAAGTATCGAGAATCGAACCCAATTCCACCGCAAATGGATACAAGAATGTAGACGAGTATTAAAGCCAGGAGGCACAATTTGGATCAGTGGAACTTACCACTCGATATATCTGTGTGGTTCCGAGCTACAACATCAAGGCTTTAGAATAATAAACGATATCTGCTGGTATAAGCCTAATGCAGCACCGAATTTATCAAGAAAGTGTTTTACGGCATCACATGAAACCCTAATCTGGGCAGCAAGAGAAACAACATCTAAGCAGTACTTTAACTACGAGTTAATGAAAAACGGGGTTTGGAACTCGGATAGGTTGAAGGTGCCTGGGAAACAAATGCGGAGTGTGTGGGCTATCTCACCACCATCAAAAAGTGAAAAAGCATGGGGGAAGCACCCTACGCAGAAACCACTAGCACTCCTCGAAAGGATTATACTTGCTTCCTCAAAAGAGGATGATTTGGTTTTAGATCCATTTAATGGTAGTGGAACTACAGGTATAGCAGCAATAAAGCTGAAAAGAAGATACATAGGCATAGATAACAACGAGGAATATTTAAGATTAACAATAAACCGTTTTAGAGGAGAGGCTTATGAGGTACAATGAGGCAAAATCAAGAATCATCGCTTTGTTTAATAAATTTGATCATGTGAAACGGGCAGAAAAGGGTGAAAAGCATACACAAGCTCATGTCATTGAAACGCTATCAAACGGTTCTTCCATTTTAATCTACTTTCCAGGATACAAATCAGCTCCCAACCGCTATGGAGGTTACACTTATGATTACCGAGTTGATTTGTTGCTGCCACGCGAAGGTAACTTTCAAACAACTCTATCTCATGTTAACATTATAGTAGATATATGCAGTAAGTGCTTGCATGACCCTTCCTTAAAGCCAAAATTGGTCAAAGCTCTGAACGATCTTTATGTTCATGGAACTAGTAGAATAGATGTTAACTCATTCACTGTCAATAATCAAGTCCAAGTACTTGACCAATTGATTAACGAAGCACAGAAAACTCATAGCAGACTAGGAAAAACCTACAACAAAGATGGAAACAAACACGCTCTTACATTCGAAGAGTTATTCCATTCAATAATGTGGATATCTCTTCAAGAGGATTTGAACTACCCTATGCCTCGATTTGAAGGAAGACGAATGTCATTCTCCAGGTATCTTGAGAGTATTTGGCAATTAGACAATAGCCATAACTTGGCAGAAGTCATAGAAAGAGCTTTATCACATTCTCGACCAATCCCTTGGAGTGATAAAGACTATCCACCAAAGATTGCAGACTGAGTAATTGGATGGTAATTTATGCTTATCAACACCCCAACACTAATTCGAGATTTGTCCAACAGAATGGGCGAATTCGATGACTCATCTTGTTTTGATTATAGAAACTCACGCATTGTGGATATAGTCAGAAATATATTTAATGCGTATGATATCGTTATAAAGTCATTTTTCTGTGTTAGCATAATGCTCGCTATATCCATATCTCTTGGAGCTTCAGTTCCATTAAGTGAATGGTCTATTAGCGCAGGAGGGCGGAACAAAGATTTCTTACACTCCAGTGCAGTTGATAGTAACGGTAATTTGTATGTTTCAGGTGAGATTAGAGGAAGTGCCAGTTTTGGTTCAACTCTATTGGATAGTCCGCAATTTTTGGGGATGTTTCTTTCCAAAATTACTCCAAACGGTGAGCTGTTATGGTCAATTCAACCAGGTGGTGAATATTCTGGGGTGATAACAAAAATCGAGATTGATAAAGATGACAACATCGTTTGTACAGGTAGTTATGGTGGATCAGCAATTTTCGGTAATACTGTACTTGATACTAATGGTATGGACTACGATGGGATTTTTGTGGCCAAGCTTGATGGGAATGGAGTATGGCTATGGGCAAAGCATGTTGCAAGCTACTATTCTCTGCCCACGTTATGTTTGTTATCAGTCGATGATAGCTGTAATGTGTATTTGTCTGGCGAATTAATTGCAACTCAGGAATTCGGCACAACAACACTCAATAAAGATACAGAGCTGAAAGAAACATTCATTGCTAAAATGGATAAAAACGGTAACTGGCTCTGGGCGATAAAAAACACTACACCAGCTACTCTATATTGTATGGCCACAGATCAAGACTCTAATGTCTACGTAGCGGGAAGTTATGTTAATACGAGTTTCGAAGCAAGCGACCTTTACGAAGCATTGTTTGGCAGTGAAGATTTCTACATAGCAAAGTACAACTCAAATGCAGATTTAATCAAGGTCTTTGCTTTTGGTAGCCCAGGGTTTGATTATATTAGAGGATTAGCAATAGATTCTGCTTCAAATGTTTATATGATTGGAACGACAAGTGGAGAAATCAGATTTGGGGATATACTGCTTTCTAGTGATGGGTACCGTGAAGTATTTGTGTCAAAGATGAATTGTAATGGCGATTTCCTATGGGCAACACGTCCCGGTGGTCCTAACGCTCGTACTGGAAAAGGCATAGCAGTTGATGAATACGGATCTGCATATATCGTAGGAAGTTTTTACGACGAAGCCAAATTTGGCACATCGTCTGTATTTAGTAATGGGGAAGAGGATGGCTTCATCGCAAAACTTGACTCTCATGGTAACTGGCTTTGGGGAGAATCCATTGGAGGCCAGGATAATGACTGGTGTACAACAATAGCGATAAGTAAGAATAATGACATATATGTTGGTGGTGTGTTTTACGACTCAGTCGCCATTGATGATGCCATACACTCAAGCAGTGGTGATTCTGACATCATTGTGCTTAAACTATTATTAGAATGAATGTTATAGCGGAGCATACTAGTAACAGATAGATCTATGGTGAGATTCATTATTTTCATATGTTTTTAATGTTGTTCTCTAACCAACAATTACAGTAGTTGTCCTGCACTTCCAATGAAACGGTGGGAACGGGGTATGCGCTCCAGATACACCGACCGGGTTCATCTCTGAGTCGTATTCGATCTGATCGTCCTTGATCCAAGGTGCGAGGGCTTTTATGTAGTCTCTGGCATCATCCAGGCTGTTGGACTTGGTATCCAGTGCCATAAGATTATCCATCACTTCCAGCGCATCGTTTAGGGGATAGATCTTGTCCTGAGCTGCCAAAGCCCGGCAGATATCACTAGTGCGATCATCCAGGATCACCACGAGCTTGTAGTATCTGGCTTTGGCTTTCTTGTAACCTTGAAGCCTTCCGAACTCTCTGACTCTAAGAGCAGTATGCTCTGCCAATCCCTGCCAGTAGTGCGATGATCGGTTGGCAAGGTCATTGAACTGGTCTTTGAGGGTATTGGCAAGCATCTCTTTAGTATATCCTTGCTCGATGGCTTTGGAGAGGGTGTCTGCGAAGTTCTGCCGGACATCGGCTTCAAAGTGATTCCCGATCCAGAACAACTGCTGCTTCTGGATAGTGGATGAGAGATGCTGATCTTCGATGCCCCAGAGCCCGATACTAGTCTGGGTCGGAGCTTGCACTTGGGTGTCTCTCAATCCAAGCCGCACACAGCGGTCTATTATCGCCTTGGTGGGCTCATTGACCAATGCCGCGAAGTCATCTCCCAACTGGGTATTGATGATGCCCATAAGCTTATCTATGGCGTTCTTGTTGATCTTCTCGGCTCGTGGCATGTCACTCAGCATCTGGATGGCAAGCCTGGCTGCATCCTTGATCTCGGTTTTCCAGGCATTATTGAGGACCCGGTAATACTCAAGCATGAGCTTATCATAGTAGTTCATCAGAAGCTGAATCTCCGAACCTTTACTCTATTCCTGCCGATATCATATTCAGAGAACCTTTCCAGACATCCTGCCAGAGCATCACAGCCATCGATATAGCCGTCAGGATAGGTTAGGAACTGACTGATGAGGGTGGGTGTGTCCTGACCTTCGGGAAAAAGTATCTTGGCTGTCTCGATGATGGTCTCGGTGCGTTCTATACGTAAGTTCTTGTTATCCTTGTTATCGATGCGCTTGATGCGATGTGATATGGGTGGCAGATGGTTATCGGTAGCCCACCGATCGAAGTCAGCAAGGATGCGAGCTTGACCATAGGTGGTTTCACAGGCTGCTCTGGCTTTAACCCTGTACATGCGATCCAACTCCTGATAGGCATCGTAGTAGTATCTGAAGAACTTGGTGTTCTCAGTCTGACGTATCCAGACGTGGATCACAAAGAACCTGTTACCATCGTAGCCTATAGAGATGACAGCCTTGTAACAGCCCTTCTCTCCCCAGGCAGGATCAGCATAAAGCCAGACCCGTTTCATTTGAGATGGTTCAGGCAGGGTTCTGTACTTGGTGAACCAGTGGTTCTTGAAGATGTTGCCTTCGATTACCGGCTGTCCAAGCATCTCCCTCTGATACCCGGTATGACCGAACTTGGCTCGCAGGTTTGGCAGAGTGGCATTAGGGTATTGCTCCTCCCAGATGGATTTGCCGTGCATATCTTCGAGAGAGAAGCGCAATATCGCCTTTTGGTGCGTCTTTAATGCAATCTGGTGGGATAAGTCTAAATCGGGATTATCTGCTCGCATTTCGCCTAATATGAGCTCCTGGAACTGGCAGATGGAGTAATTGGGATGTACCAGGTTACCGAGCCAGACGATCTTGCCATTTCCCTCTGGAGAGAGAGCTCCGGCAAGCTCCTGGGTGATCTTCTCCATGCGTCTCTTGCCTATGGACTGGTTACCCATGTTCTCTTCTTTATCGATATCATCACAGACAATGAGCCCGGGCCGCTTGGCAGTCTTGGGATTAATGGTACCTCTATGACTCTGTTTGATGCTTCTGGCTCTGATCCTGGCTTTGTTCTTGAGATAGAAGTCCAGATCAAAGCTGTCCATTGGCTGCAGCTCCGGATAGTCCATAGTGAGCCGCTTATTATTCTGCAGCTCATGCAAGGTGAAGGCAGTGCGTTCCTGTGCCAGATCTACGTCTGCGGCTGTGTGGATTACATAGCGTTCATCTTTGATGATCTTCCAGATCGGATAGACCACTCCCATGAGAACCGTTTTGCCCAGCCCACGAAAACCGGTGATGGCGATGATGCCTGAGCCCTTATCAGTCTCATCGAACATGGTCTCGTGCGCTGGGCAAAAGGGTAGTGGGAAGATATGTGGGAAATAGGTATGGCAGAAGAACGAGAAGGCATCCCAACCTTCTCCAGTGGTTCTTCTGATGCGCTCAGTCTTAGCTTCGGGATTATCGTCTATAAAAGGCAAGACGGAGATCGTTTTGGATGCGATCTCCGCTAATGCCTTGTTATGCCGCTGGAGGAACTTCTTAGACATAACTTAAATACCCCGACGCCTGTTTGGGGCAGGCGTCGGAGTCTGCGGGCATGGAGGGACCCGCAGTTTTGGCACAAGTGCGCAGAGCAGGAGGCAACAGCTCCGCGCAGGATGTCAGGCTTGGAGGGTCTATGTAGGCTGTAGGTATGTATTTAAGCATTTCTGACTCTCAAGTATTCCGCCAGATCAATTACGATGCCGTTAAACTGTTTGAGCAGGGTCTCATGCCCTTTCTCAATCATGAAGTCGGTCACCTGATCCAAGAAGCGTACGATATAGTCGTTCAGTTCCTTGGATGGCTCGGAGTCCTTCTGGTTCTGTTTGATCAGTGAGACCAAACTCTGCAGAGCGGTATCTGCCGGGTTCTTGGCATACTCTCTGAGTGCTTGGATCAGCGCTCTCTTGCGGGCTAAACTGATCTCATGGTCAAGCTTGCGCTCTTCCTTGAACAGATCTGCCCACTTGCCGGACTTGATCCACTTGCGGACGGTGATTACGGAGACACCGAAGATCACCGCCAGCTCTGTGGGATCGGTTTTACCATTCAGGTAAGCTTCTTTGCAGTTCTCCCGCTTGATGCGGAACTCAAGAGCGTTACTCATACTCCGGGCGCACCTTGTGTTTGGTCAGATATTCGTTCAAGTCCTTGCCGGAGCAGCGCAACTGCCCGTTTTCTTTAGTTCTAAAGGCAGGCAGAGGATCGAGTATATCCTTGATCCAGCGATACACCGTAGTACGGTTGACCCGGAGTGTTGCTGCCACTTCATCGGGTCGATAGTTGCGGTCATCTCTGAATATGCTCATGGTCTCCTCTGCTGCAATATAAGTTTCAAATGTCATCATTTCTTCTCCTCTGCTTTGATCAAATTAGGATGTGCAAGGATGCAACTCAATCACAAGGAGCTGAAGTTCAGTACTACCTTGTTGTAGTTCCCGGCTTCATCCCTTACTGAGAAAGAGATGTACTGTTTAGTAGACGTTACAGTGATCGCTTTATCGATCAGCTCCATCGCTTCCTTCCAGATCGGGTCTTTGATCTTGTAGCGGCGCAGGGCGAAGATCCGATAACGGGCAAGCTGACCCCGCTTATCGACTTGGAAAGCTTCATTGATGATCGCCTTAAGATTGTCATTGGAGT